TGATTGCCTGAATTTTGCGTTCAGCTTCTGCGGCTGCTGCCATTTTGTTTGCGTGCGTCACAACAGCAGTGTTGCCAATCGCCGCAACAGATGCCCTGAATTGCCGCGCAGACGTTGGGCTGATGTCAAACAATGTGCCAGCATAGCCGTTAATCACTGCATCAATCTCGCTTTGCAGTTCCATTGTTGGCATATTTGTTTCAGCCGCACTCAGCCGCAAAGCAGTGATCTGCTCACGCGCAGATGTTTCCAGATTTGTGGAGATAGCATCAAGCGCTGCCGCTCTGGCGGCACGATCGCGCACTGTGCCGGTGCCACCGGGGACTAACGCCTCAAGGTCTGCCGGTGTCTGCGCATCCATCAATTGCTGCGCTGTAGGCGCATTGCCAGCGCCGTACTCAGCGCCCTCAATCTTGGCCTGCGTCTCAGCCTCGCGAAACGCAAAGCTGGACATGCGGTCTAAGCTGTTGGCAATTGTCTGCGCAACACGCGCCTCTGCCTGACCAGTCGCCGCAAAGTTGACGCCGGGCAAACTGGTCACGCCAATGCCTAGTGGTCTGTATCGCGGCAATCTAGCCATTATCCAATACTCGCTTTCATCATGTAACCTTGGCCAAGCGTGCCAATAGCAGCCGCAAAGCCAGCCTGCTTGGCAGAACGCGCTTGCAGCATAAACTGCTGCGCCTGCAATTCACCGCCGCGCAGTGCAATCAATTCGTTATCCCTGACGGTGTACAATTCCTGCGCACCCTTGGCCAATGCCAAAGTCTGCAATTCACCGGCAGACCCACTGAATGGATCAATGCCGCCAGCCCCGGCTCTAGCCGTAACCTCGGCAGATGTTTGCAGGATGTTGTCCAAAACAGCCACAGCCTGTTGCTTGTATTTGATCGCCTCCTGCTTGGCCTGCATCCGGGTGTAGCCAGCTTGCGCCGCCAAGCCCTTGGCCTGCGCCTGCGCACCACGCAATTGCATAAACGCGCTTGCGCCTGCTAATGCCAATCCTATCTGTGCCGCTGGTATCGCCGCCATCTTACTGCCCCACGCTCACTTTGTAATCGATCCCAAGTAATGTCATTTTCAACGGCACATCCTGACCAATCGTGATCTGGCCGTCATAAGTATACCCTAAAATGCCGTGCAATGTCTTGATGCCGGTAAACTCATCAACCGCGCCATCAAGAACAGCCGCACCGAAATTGCGAAACGGCACCTCTTTGCCCTCAATCGTCATTGCCTGCGTCTCAAACAATTCGGCATTAACCTCAAAGATACGCTTCTTAAAGCCCTTTAGAGAGCCGCTGGGCAGGTTTGGCTCAACCGGCAGTGTCTTTACCTCCGGCGTAAAGTTGAGGCCAACCTGATAGCTTGTAGAGGCCGCTGTGGCAAACGTCACAGTGTAAGGCGATCCCGGCACTGTCTGATCCGGCTCGATGACACCATCGCGGATGATCTTGACTGTGGCCGCTTCGAGATGGTCCATCGTGACAGAACTGGCAGCGCCGCCAGTCTTGGCGCAATCGAGCAGTGTGTCGGCATCAAACAGTTCCACATAGTAAACCGTAGCCGCGTTCACTGTGCGCTTGACCACAACGTATATGTCGTCCACATCCACCCCGATGTTCAGGAACTCACCATCAGTGGTCCACTCAGACGGCGCGATCACGTTCTGGCTGCGCAACAACGTATAGCACGCGATGCTGCCATCATCGTCATTAACGATCATCAGCCGGTCGCCTTCATCGGTCGATGTGGCAACACGCACAGCCATCTCGCCCGGCGATTTCAACAGATGTGATGACAACAGCGAGATCTTGGCTGATGTGTACGCCTGCACGCTGTCGCTGTAGATAAATTCCTGAATGGCCTTGCCCTGTCGCTGGATGAACAGCGTTGAGCCGTCCACGTTCTGCAAGCGGATGCCGGGCTTCATGCCAAACGCAGTCTGCTGCTTCACGATCAGGTTGGTTGGCGTGATCGGCTCATCCAATGTCTGCGGCACATAGAACTCAGCGCCGGTCGTGAACACTTGCAAGTGACGGCCAGAGAAGATATCGACAATCGCGTTAAACGTGCCGGTGTCAAGTGTTGCCGACACTCCATCATCTGCCAACGCCTCGCCGGGGTTGAAATTAAAAAAGTCGGACACGCGAGATCCATACAATGTCGATGGTCGGCTCTTAGTGCCGCCCAAAAATAACCGGCCCTCGTGGAAAGTCACCGACCGGGGATATCCGCGTGTTGCTGACCACACCTCTTCATAGCCGTGTTCTGATTGCCAGTCGCCAGCATCAATCGCACTTGTGTCGAAAAATGGGATCTCAACGTATGCTTTCATCTCTGTGTCGCTGACGAACTCAACATAACGCGCACGACCAAACCCATTTACAGCCGTAGCGTACTCACCAACGGCGGCATCATTGAATGCTACAATCTTATAGTTTGATGTTGCATCAGGCGCGGTATCCCACGCCGGATAAACTGTCGCAACTTTTGTTGACGCAACATAGTCCTCAACATGCCGCTTTTGCCCAGAGCCAGTTCCAGACGTAATCTCAATAAACATGCCATTTGGCTCATCATCGAGCGTAAAGCTAGACGCCGCCTTCAGCGTAATTGTGTTGGCCCCGCCAGCTTGCGCTGTGCCGTTATCTGTGGTCACAGATGACGCCGTGATCGTGATGTTGCCGCTTATTGCTGATGGCGTAATAGTGAATTGCGGATTGTGAAAATCTAGTTCAAATGCATACAAGGGAACGTGGTCGAACTCAATGACGCTGGCTGTCCAGTCGGCATCTGTCGCACCGCGCACGATCTTGGTAGGCGCAAGATCCTCATGCACGACAATCACGGTGTCGGCAGACTGCACCCAATTCATTTGAGGCAAGATTGCGCTGGTCAAGCTGGCAACCGTCAGATAATCGTTGCCACTGCCATTGATGTCGGTGATCTGTGCGCCGTTCTTGAACACATACATTTTGCCCGGCGTAAAGACTAGCATGTAGCTGTCATTCACACTAAACTCAAATGGCACCATCCGCACAGCCGTGCCTGCACCGCTATCCAGCGTGGCGATATATTTGGTGCCATCCCGGCGCTTTGCACCGCCCTGCGGCTGGATGCTGACATTGCGTGCTGTCGTCAGGCCAGACTTGTACTGCGCAATGTCAGTACGCGCACGCAGCTTCGGATCTAGTTCGCCGCTGGTAAAGTCATTCTGGATCTGAATGATGCGGCTCATGCTAGTACCTTATGTCAGCAATGGGGAACTCTTGGATGTTCTGGGTTGGCTGGCCAGCGGCATCAATGTTGATGGCAACGCGCACCAAACCGCCGCGCATGTTTTCTGATGGCGAACCGTATGCCTTGCCGTGGTAATAATCGGCCTTGGTGATCTGGTCGGTAATTGGCTCGGCAAACTCAGCGGCCAGCGCCATCTTTAACAGACGCACAAAATATGGCGGGAAGATGGCTGGTTCTGGGCGGTACTGGTAATCAATCCAAACCTCTTCGAGATTTGTATACAAGCCGCCTGCATAGATCTCAAAGTCGCGCACAGTATTTGCGCCAACACTGCCAGAACTGAAAACAGCCTTTGGGTTGCCAAGCACATCACCGGGGATCTGGTATTTGTATTTCCATTCGTTGATAGGCGTGTCAGCAAGCTGGGCCAACTTCACCTTTTTCAACGTCCAACTGTAGGGATACTGCATAAGCAGTGTGTCGCGCACATCGTCATAAAGACGGTCAGCGACCTGTGCCTCATCGGTGCCGGTGGCAAATGATGAGAGCGGAGCCGCGCCAAGCATGATGAGAGCATCAGAACAAATTGATAGTTTGGTATCACCAGCCGCCATCGCGTAACTCCAAAAAAGGGAAAGGGGGCCGGTTGCCCGGCCCCGCTATGATTAGTCGGCGTCAGCGACAGACACTGCCGTGCCGTCTGACACATCGACAACACCAGAGGCGTTTGACAGAACAACAACGATTGACATTGTTGGTGTCGCGCTGTCGTGAACAAAGATCACATCGCCGACTGCCACTGTGTCTGACAGGTCATTGAAATAACCAGATGTGTTCACAGTCGCGATTGCGTCTGCTGATGTGTAAGTGTACATGCTTGGAGCATTGCCAGACTTGGCTGCACCAATCACGTTCCATCCTGCTGAAGAGAAAGCCATTGTTTACACTCCTTCCTATTCAGTCGCTGAAATCTTGACAATGCCCTCATCGTCAATGGCAACCGCGCCAGCGGAGAACATTGAGGACACGAGGAACGATGTCTTTTCAGGAACGTAGTTGATTTCAGACTTCTGGTTCATGCCGATGCCCAGACCGATTGCATCGCGGTGGAACGCAAAGCAAGTGCGGGTTGATGGGAGCGGCAGACCACCTTCGTCACGATCGCCAAGGGTGATGAACTTGAAGCCAAGGAAAGTGTCAATCTCACCAGTTGAGAGAGCCTTAACAGTAGCGAAATCGCTGCTGGTCAGTTCAGTCTCATCAAGCAATGCTGACAAGCCATTGGCATGAATGATCATGCAACGACCTTCAGATGGCACGTTGTTGGTATCCAGAGCCTTCTTGGCTGCAAGCAGCTTTGCAAGGTTCATGTTTGTACCACTGCCACCAATGTCGGTGCCGACTGTGCTTGGTGAAGATGCAGCATTCAACGCATCAATAACAAGCTGGTCCATCCGGCGACCAATGGCATTACCGACAACTTGAACGAGTTCACGGCGCTCGTCAAAGTTGACTTTCTGCTGGTTGAAGATATCGCTATATTCCGCAGCAATGTAGTCGCTCATTGTGGCTGTGACTTGTGAGTACGTCACGTTCAGCGGAGTTACGTCAGTCTGCGGTACGCGGACTGTTGCGGTTCCCTTCCCGATCTTCGGGAACTTGACCTGATTGCCTTCGACATTTGTACGCTCGCGAGTTACACCGGCAAGCTGACGAGCAGCTTGGTATGCCTGCTTTACCTCGGCATCGAACAACTGTACAAAAGCATTGGAAATGCCTACTGCCATTTTCCTGTTCCTTTGTAAAAGTTAAAACACGATTGACGCCAAACAGGTATCCTTCCGGGCTGCGGCTTGGACGATTGCGCTTCGTCCCCAAGCGGGTCGAACAGGTCGAAAAACGATTGTCTGTCAAGGGGATTATATGAAAAAAAGCGGGGGCTGTAAATGGCCCCCGCTCTAGGTTTATATGGCGCTGTATTGTTCGGTGCCATACACCTGTTCAAACATTCGCTCAACCTTGGCGCGATACGCCGGGTCAGTTTGGTACTCCGGCTTGCTGATCATTGACTGCAACTCATCCTTGGATGGCGCACCGTCAACCGGGCCAACGTCAATTGGGATCGGCCTATCGCCGTAGTAAGATCGGATCTTTTGTAGAGCCTTGATGCCTTGGGCAGTGCCGCCCATAATCTTGAACTCTTCAAAATCGTCCTGACCCCAAACGCCTTTATTGACAAGACTTTGCGCCCACTGCGTCATCGACTTTATAGTCGCATCGGCATTGGCACCTAGTTTCTTGTACTCTTCCTGATAGCTGATCTCAGCCTGTTCAGCTTCAGAACCAGCCAACTCAATAAACTTACCAGCCAATTGGTCAAAAGCATCTTGGCTGATGCCGTTATCTTTCGCCCAATCACGATAGGTTGAATACAGTTCATCATCCTCTGGAATGCCAGCTTGTGTAAAGACAGACTGATCATACTCATCTGGAGCCTTGTGCTTGCCCTGCGAAAACTTTTTCTGCAATTCCGAATAAGCATTTGCCAGATCTTCCGCAGTGTTAAATTTTTCGGGCAACCATTCTGGTCTGGCATCACTTTCCTCTTCTGTTGCCACAGCTTCAGCATTAACTGCCTCTGCGTCTGGTTGCATGTGTGAGATTGTTTCATCTGCTTGCTGCTGGTTATCGTCACCCTCAATCTGGGCTTCGGCCAACAACCCCTCAGTTTCACTCATAGGTTTCTCGCTCTTTTAATACGCCGCTCGATTTCTCTGACCAGACTGTTCTGGCCCTCACGAGCAAAACCGTGGCTTGCATCCTCACCGGGATACCAAGTCGGCTGCTCTATCGTCAGTGACCGCAGATGGGTGAGCAGCTTTGCCCCATCGTCACTGGCGAACACACGCAGATAAAGCCGATCAATGTCGTCCTTATCAACTTGCTGCTTTTCTGCAATCTTCGGGTCTACAGCTTGCAGACCTTCCCAGCCCTCTACAATCATACCATCTCACCTTCTGGCGGTGGCCCCTGCTCGGCTTGTGCCTGCATCTGCGCCGCCTGCATTGCTTGCTCCATCATCTGCTGACGTTCTTGTGGCGTAGTGCGCAGATCTGCCGGGATGCCCATCTTGTCAGCCACATAATCGGAGATGCTGCCAGTCTTGACAGCCATCTGGCCCTCTGGGCCAAGCGCCGCAGACATCTGCACCCACTGCATGATCTTCTCGATGTCGCCCATATTCTGCGCTTGCGCAATTGGGCTGACCGGCGTGACCTTGACCTCAAGGCCATTGACGCGCAATGGCATCTCAATCAGACCCTGCTCATCCATTACATATAGGATGCGTGCAACCAGCGGCACCATAGTTTCAGTGATCAGGCGGCCAAATGCAGACCCAAGGTTCTGGGCCAGTTCTTTCATCCTTTCTGCGATTTCTGTGGCAGACCGGGCTGACATATTGTCAGGCGGCAGCGTGTCGTCCAGCAAGATCTTTTTGATGTTCATGCGCAGATCATTGATCACAATCTGGCTCACGTTAAAGTCGCCGGAACGTGGCATCTGACGCAGGCTTTCACCATTCGGGCCGCCATTGCGTGCGACCGGGATAATGGCACCCGGCGCAATGCGGATCGTCTGCGGGTTCAGGACGCCGTCATCTGCCGCAGTGTAAACACCGGCAATCGACAGGCTGGCATTCTTCAGCAGCAACTCCAGCGTCTTGTTCAGCGTTTTAACGTCAGGGATCGCTGTGACCAGCGGCCCCCGGCCATAAACCTCACCGGCAACCTTCATGTAACGCGCCACAATCCAAGGGCTGGATTTCATGTAGCGATGCAGCAACTCGGCTTTGCCCTCGGCCCAGATCACATGATAGCAGTATTCCCCGCGCTCTGGGTCGTACAGCGTAGCTTCGATCAGGTCGATCTCTTCAGTCGGCTTTTCATCGATCATGCGCTGCAAGCGATCGGGGATCTCGGCATCCATCCAATGCTGGGTGATAGCCTCACCCTTCAGCCGCATCCGGCGATACACATTGTCAACCTTGCCGTGCGCACCCTCTTCGATGCTGACCAAATACTGCGGCACCGCTGTAAAGCGGATTGGCGTCAATTCATCACCGGGCTGCACAAGCATGACAGCCGTACCGACCGCCAGATCAAGCAGGAACTCGCCCATAGCCAGATCAAAGTTGGACTGGCGCAACACTGAAAACATCGTGTTTGAGTACAGATCCAGCGCGGCTTGCGCCTCTAGGCGGCGATCTTCTGGGATCTCCGGCCCCGGCTCAAGGCGGCACCAAGGCGCATATGGCGGGAACAGGCCAGACTGGATGCGGTTGGCAAAGCGCTGCACCGCATTGATGGCGGTGCTGTCGAACACGCGCACCATCTTGTTCTGGCCGGGTGAACCACCGCCCTCGTAATAGCCGTCATACAGGTTGCGCTGCGGCAGGCCAAACTCATAGCAATCTTCATAGATCTGCCGCCAATTGTCCTTGCGGCGCTGCGCGGCATCGTGCCGCTTCAGGATCTGCTCAACACTGTACCTCATGCCTTCGCCTCATTTCTCTTGCTAATCGCCTTGGA